GGTCAGATACAATGTCTATTCAAGACCATCGTTGTGACATGCCCGTACTCTCCAGATCAAGTCCTACAGAGTTTAGAGTGGGTTGGAGTAGAAGCGGGACTCCAATTGAAGAGGAGATTGGATCATGTGATTCAATTCCCTCAGCTAGCTACGATGTTTGGCTAGATAATTTATTAAATGACTTTAATTAATTAAGCATCTTCATATGACATTTTAGCTAAAGCCTGAAAGCTGCCAGTAGTATAGGTTAACGTACTAGCACCATCAGTTTGTGTAGTACCAACAACCATATAAAGATTGTCGTTAGTACATTGTGCAGTGTTGTCATCAAAAGACCAGTGTTTTTTGACGAATTTTGTTAGATCAAAGCTCATCATCCGATTGGGGTTGATAGAAGCAGTAGCACCATAGTGAGCAACAGCACTCCCAGCATTATACAATGTAAAACGCTTGTGGATGCATTGTTTGAATACATCAGGATTAAGTACTCGCATACCGTCGAGAACTGCACCTGTGTATTGTTGTGATGATGAATCATTCTGAAGAAATTCATTCATATCTGCGGCTGTCAAAGCACCATCCCAATTATTTTGGTACTTTGTCTTAAAGATGTAAACATCTACATAGGTTGGGGATGGATTAGCAATCAAGCCTGATATAGGAACCAAGGTCACACTCATTCGCAAAGTGAGACGCTTGACTTTAATTTTGTTACCAATACGAGATGACTCAGTAGTCCCTTGCTGAATATTGGGCAACAAATTAACAATTGACGTGTCATCAATGACACTAGAGAAGTTTTTTGAAGTATACTCCACATCTTTTTGTTTGTTCTCTATGTTTTTGGCTAAAGCTCGTTGAACATACGTCTTAATCTTTGGAGATACTCTTGTAGTTCTAGATGGGCGTCTCTTACCATAGCGTGAAGAGCTCTTAGCCTTACGCTTATATGTACGCTTATACGCCATACACAAATTTTCAAATTGTGAGAACTAGTAAATGGCACTCAAGTGAGTGGCACTAAAGTGGGGGGTAATACTACGGCTTCGCCTGCCCCCACTTGATGTGTACTTTATGTATGTCGGTGACATTTTTCCTCACTCGGACCACCTTGGTCACGCGTCCCCAGGGGGGTCCCCTCGCGCGTCTAAGGGGCGGTGGTCCTCCTTCTGAAAAAAGTTCACCTATTTTTTTTCTTTTTTCTTAGGAAAAAGATGAACAGTTTGACTGTTACTTTTTCCGTCAGAAAAATCATTATTTTCAAGAAAATGGCAAAATCAAATAGATTTGTTTTTACCGTGAACAACTACACAGATGATGTGTGTGAGTGGTTTAAAGAAACAGACTTATTCAAGTATGTTTGTTTTGGTAAAGAAGTGGGTGAGAGTTTGACTCCCCATCTTCAAGGTTATTTTGAATTCGAGAACTCTTGCAAGATTCGAATATCAGCTGTAATTAAGAGGTTATCAGAGAATGAGATTCCATGCAAACCTCATATTGAGATCGCAAAGGGTACTGCTGCTCAAGCCATCGCTTATTGTGAAAAGGATGGAAACTTTTGGGAAAAGGGTGAAAGACCTAAAGGTCAAGGTAAACGCACAGACCTTGATCAAGCTTGTGCGATTATCTCTAACGGTGGTTGTATTCAGGATGTCGCCATGAATCATCCAACAGTTTTTGTGAAATTCCATCGGGGCCTCAGTTCTCTCCAAGTAGCTTTGTCACCCAGGCGAGCTTGGAAGACAGAAGTATGGTGGCTGTGGGGACCGACTGGAAGTGGGAAGTCCCGGTGGGCTTGGGAGACGTATCCAGATGCCTATGCGAAAGCAGCCAACACGAAGTGGTGGTGTGGGTACATGGGCCAGGATACAGCCATCATCGACGATTTCAGGCCCAACAAGGAGATACCGTTCAACTTCGTATTGAACCTATTCGATCGGTACCCTCTCCTGTTGGAATCAAAGGGTGGTCAGATACAATGTCTATTCAAGACCATCGTTGTGACATGCCCGTACTCTCCAGATCAAGTCCTACAGAGTTTAGAGTGGGTTGGAGTAGAAGCGGGAC